CTATTGCTGGAACATCATGCCCCGTCCGGTCAGGAGCCATGTCGCGGATATGCCGCAGTCCCGAACGAGCGGCACGAGCCATCCGACCTCGAAATAGCCACGATTGCGGTCTTTACGCTGCGTATAAAAATGAGGCGGAGCTATCGAATTATCCCTGCAATATTCGGCGATACTCTTTATCAGCCGATTCTGTACGGCAATGTCGAACGCCGTGAAGAACCGCTCCATAATAGCCAACGTATTGTCGCTGTAAACCCGTCTGCGGCTCATTTCTTCTTCCCCTTGATTAGCGTCTTTTCCTCCGATTTGAGCCGCCGTTCGACTTTCTTCACATCTTCGCCCGCAGGGAGCTGTTCGGGGACGATACCCCGGCTCAAAAGCATATTGCGAACGGCGACGTTGTTATCGACATGCTCCTTTTCTATCGCCATCTGTCCGTGCAAATTCTTCTGCTCGGCATTTACAGAGGTCATTTCGGCGGCGAAGTCTTTCGCTTTGATACCGATCGTCGGCAGAAAGTCGGCCAGCGGACGGGAATCGGGTGCACCGAGTTTGCGCTTTACCAATGCTGTATCAAGATGGAACAAAGCCCTATCCCCTTTCGACCGGATAATCGCAAAACCCCGGCTATCGACGCCGCGCTCATACAGGACGCCTGACAGTCGTTTTTCGGTTTCTGCCAGCTTCGCGCGAGCCTGCACCCGTTCGTAATCGAGGATTCTCTGCTGTACCAACTCCGCTCTACGGGTCTGCACAGCGAAATAGTTTTGTGCGAATGCGATCTGCGGCTTGCGGGGATCGCCGTTCTGCGCAATCAGGTAGCAGGCATAGCGGGTCAGCATATAATCATCAATCTCGCGCTGCGCACCTTTGGCAAGTTCGATCATTTTCCCGACGCGGGGAAAATGATCCTCGACATGCTCTCCTGCGTTTACACACGCATCCCGCGCCTTTTCGATTACATTATAGAATTTTTCCCACTTCGAATAGCCGAGAAGCCCGCAAAGTTCTCGCGCACTCCAACATTCGATCCCCTCATACTCATTGGCGATAGATTCGAACTGCTCGAACAACTCCTTTATCTCTTCCGCTTTCATATATCCGACCTCTATTTATTATTCTTTTCTATAATCCCGATAAGCCGATCCATCTGCTCGTCTTTTTTTTCGAGCAGGGCGATGAATTTCTCCGACAGCGCATTGATCTGATTCGAATCGCCCGATACCGCGATACCGTGATCCGTCGCTACCGTATTCCCGCTACCCTCATAGAAATAACAAACACTTTTGTTGGTGACGCGGGCAATATCCTCGATCAACCCGCTTTTGACATCCTCGGACTTCAAGGCACTATGCAGGCGTTGATCCCCATTATGTCCGAGCATCCGCGCAACATCCGCAATTGTGATGCCCTCCGAGCGAAGTATGTCCTTTATCTTCTGTCCTGTCATATATGTTTGTATATCACAATGTTATTATTATTCAAACGCAAACCCCAATCTATGCCAAATATTTTTATTTGCAGAAAACAAAGAAATATGTTGGTTATCCAAACAAAAGTGTTTATCTTTGCCCTTGCAATACGGGAAGATATTGACGCATCAATAAAATCCGTCGGGTGCAAATATATAAAAATAGTACCTAACAAGTGAATAATTATCGACGAAATATGAGCAGAACAGAGAAAAAATCATTTTTCGACCTCTATGCGGAGCAGAAAAAGAAGCCGACGCCCGCGCAGAATTTCATCGCCGAGATCGCTGCGCTCACGCATCGTTCCGAGAACACGGTCAAGATGTGGCTCTGCGGTCGGCAAGTCCCCGACGAGCTAACGCAGAGTATCATAGCCCGTCGCTACAACCTGAATATAAACGGCCTCTTCCCCAAACCGGAGGCGCAATCCAATGAAATATGAAAGCTCTGTCGAATTGGCGATACTACGTTCTGATGGTCGTCGGTATGATCGCCGTTGTAGGGACATTTTCCGTCCCCATAGACGACCAGCCGTTCGGCGATTGGCTGCTCGCCCTGATAATCCCGAAGATCATCGGATTCGGGGCTTGGTATCTCATCTTTCGGATGTGCGACTATTGGGACGCTCGCGGGCTGATTCCCGAAATGTCGAAAACGATGCAGGAGGAGGACGACACATGGGAGTAGAGGAAAGATTGGAACGCATCGAGCGGCTTCTGCTTCTCGGCTCGAAAGAGGTGCTCAACACCTCGGAGATCGCCCTATTGCTCGGCATATCCGAAAGCCGCGTGCGGCATCTTACGAGTGCCAAAAAGATTCCGCACTACAAGCAGGGCAACAAAATCTATTTCAGGAAAAAAGAGATCGAAGCATGGCAGCTTCAATCCCGTGTCCCGACCGACGATGAAATCCGCAGCAGGGGCACGACCTACGCCGTAACGCATAAATAGCAGACGATATGAATGACAACCCTAATATTCAGGAATCCGAAAGCCAATGCAAGCGCATTCTCGCCTACTTGCTGAACGGCAGCCGGATCACGAGCCTCGAAGCATTGCGGCTCTTCGGGTGCATGAGGCTCGCATCGCGCATCAGCGACCTGCGGAAAAGCCATCCCGAAATCAAATTCAAATCGACGAGGGTTGAGACGACGACGGGGAAAAAGGTCGCCCAATATTACATCGAGAGTATTCAGTAAAAATTCAATTCAACGCAAATGAAAACGGTAATCATCAAGGAAATTAGGCTCCTCAATTTCAAGGGGCTGCGCGATCTGACGGTCGAGTTCGACGAACGGCTGACCGAGATATACGGCAGAAACGGCATCGGCAAAACCTCGATCTTCGACGGATTCACATGGCTGCTCTTCGGCAAAAACAGCGAAGACAGAAAGCAATTCGGCATCAAGACCTACGACGAGGCCGGAAACATCATACCGAAGCTCCCGCACGAGGTATCGGCCGTTCTGCTGGTCGATGGCGAGGTCGTAACCCTTTGCCGTCGGTTCAACGAGAAATGGCAGAAGAAACGCGGCTCGGCCGTCGAAGAGTTCGTCGGGCACGAGGAAGAACGCCTCTATAACGACGTCCCCTGTTCAGTCAAGGAGTGGAACGAGAAGATCGCCGCCATCTGTCCCGAACAGGTATTCAAGTTCATCACCAATCCCCTCTACTTCACGGCGCAGTCAGTCGATACGCAGCGGTCGATGCTCTTCCGTATGGCCGGAGGCATCACCGACGAGGAAATCGCGGCCGGAAATGCCGATTTTGCGGCCCTCCTCGCCTCGCTTACGGGCAAGACGATGGAGGAATACAAGAAAGAGATCGCTGCGAAAAAACGCCGTCTGAAAACCGAAATCGAGGCCATTCCCGAACGTATCGACGAACGCCGCCGCGATGTGCCGGCGGAGGAGGATTGGGCGGCCCTCGAAGAAGAACTCCGCCAAAAACAAGAGGCACTCGCAAAGGTCGAGGAACAGATTAACGACGCATCGAAAGCCTATGCCGCCGCGAATGAGGAACGGCTTGCAACGGTACGCAAAATCAGCGACCTGAAAAACGAATGGCTGGCCCTCGAACTCAAAATCAAGGACGAAGTACAGGCCCTCTACCGTTCCGACAAGGCCAAGCAGCGGGCCGCTGCCGAGGATTTGGAGCGGGCGAAGCGCGACAAAGCCGCCGCCGAGCGCGACCTCGCCAATGCCCGCCGAGAGGTAGAGGTATGCACCGATCGCCGCGCCGAGCTTATCAAACAATGGCAATCAATCAATGCCCGCAAGCTCGTATTCGATGAGAACGAGTTTATTTGCCCGACCTGCAAGCGCCGTTTCGAGATCGAGGAGATCGAGAGCCGCCAGCAGGAGATCACCGAAAACTTCAATCGCCGGAATGCCGCCGACCTCGAAGAGAACAATCGTCGCGGCAAGGAGAACAAACTCCGCATGGAGGAGGTGAATCAATATATCGGCGAAATCGAGGAAAAGATCGCCGAACAGGTATCTATCATCTCCAAAATCGAAACGAGCGGCATCCTCACGGCAAAACTCATCGAACCCGACGCCACCCCGACCATCGCGGCCAACACCGAGTATATAGCACTCGGAGAGCAAATCGCAAAACTCGAAAAGGAAGTTTCGCAGCCCATAGCTGCCGCAGAGGATGATTTCTTGCGCGAGGGCCGCAATTCGCTCGTCGCCGGAATCGACGCGCTCAAATCGCGGCTGATGAAGCGCGAGCAGATCGAGAAGAACAACCAGCGCATCGCCGAACTCGAAAAATCCCTCCGGATGCAGTCGGAAGAACTCGCGCAATTGGAGGGTATCGAGTTCACGATGGCAGCTTTCTCGAAAGCCCGCACGGAGGCCATCGAAAGCAAGATCAACGGGCTGTTCGACTTCGTGAAGTTCCGCCTCTTCGAGACACAGATCAACGGAGGCGAGGTGGAAACGTGCGAGGCAATGGTAAACGGCGTGCCGTTCTCCGACGCCAATACCGCAGGGCAATTCAACGCGGGCATCGACATCATCAACGCGATATGCCGTTTCGAGGGCATTTCCGCCCCGATTTTCGCCGATGGTTCGGAGAGTGTCAATACCCTGCATCCGACGCAATCGCAGGTTATCCGCCTGTTCGTATCGCTCGACGATGAACTCGTCATCAAGCACAACGGGAAACCGGCTCAACCGCAGAGCCTTTTCGACTAATAATCATTCACTTTTAATTCAACGCAATCATGAAAAACGAAGAACAGAAAAGCGCATTCATCCTCCGCGTGGAGGAAATAGCAAAAGAACTCAGCACGCTGGTAGGCGATGAGGGGGGGGGAAGTGAGAAGTCCTGCATCCTCCTCGTAAACGAGATGCCGCAAGGCAGTACAACAACAGCCCAATGCACGGCCATCTTCGGAAGTGGCAAAGGGCTGATCAAAAGCATGGCCGCCTTTATTTCCAGTCCCGACATGGCAGAAGCCGTGGCTCTCGGCGCAAAGCTCGCGGCTCTCGAAAAAATCGTAAAAAACTAACATTCAAACCAACTTTACAATGAATCAAGCAATAGCAAAGCAGGATCGCCCCGTTGATCTGCTCAAAGCAACAATCAACGCTCCGTCGGTACAGGAGCAGTTCAAGAACGCCCTCGGCGAGCACAAGGATACGTTCGTCGCATCGCTCATCGACCTCTATACGGGCGACAAATCCTTGCAGACCTGCAAGCCCTCGGTAGTCATCGCCGAAGCTCTCCGTGCGGCGACCCTCCGCCTGCCTTTGAACAAGGCCCTCGGTTTCGCCTACATCGTGGTTTACAACAACTCGGTAAAACAGGCTGACGGCTCATGGGTCAAAGTCCCGACGCCGACGTTCATCCCCGGCTACAAGGGGTATATCCAACTCGCCATGCGGACGGGGCAGTATCGGACGATCAATGCCGATGTAGTCTATGAGGGCGAAGTCCGCAAGGTGAACAAGCTCACGGGAGAGATCGCTTTCGACGGCGAAAAGACCTCCGACAAGATCATCGGCTACTTCTGCTATTTCGAGCTGCTCAACGGCTTTTCCAAGACGCTCTATGTAACCGTCGAGGATATGGCCGCCTACGCCAAGCGGTATTCTCCCTCCGTGAAGAAAGAGACGACCGTCGCGCAGCTCATCGCCAAAGCCAACGACGGCATCATCGGCAAGAAAGTCGGATGGGAGGGCAACTTCAACGACATGGCTCTGAAAACGGTGATCCGCCGCCTGCTGTCGAAATACGGCTATCTCTCCGTCGAGATGCAGAACGCGATGGCTCACGATGTCGAGGATGAGGCCATGTCGAACCGCAACGACGCACTCGATAATGCCGCAGCGCAGACGGTCGATCTCTCGGCAACGGAATACGAGGAGGTCGATACGGCGACCGGAGAAGTCAAGACGGCCGAACCGGAGCAGGCCGCGCCCGCTCCTGCACCTGAATACTGATCCAACGGCACGAGAGTATGATCTTGAAGTGTTTGGGTAGTTCATCACGGGGCAACTGCTACATCCTCGAAGCCGCTGACGAAACCTTGATCGTCGAGGCGGGGATTCCTATGCGCGACATCAAAAAGGGCCTCGGCTGGCAGCTCGGCAAGGTGGTAGGATGCCTCGTATCTCACCGACACGAAGATCATGCAAAGTCGTTGAGCGACTTTCTCGCCTATGGCATTCATGTACTGGCTCTCGCCGATGTATTCGACGCCGCCAATCCGAGAAATCGCGTATTCTGCAAGATAATCGAACCGATGCACGGCTACAAAGTGGGAGGCTTCAAGGTCTTCGTACTGCCGGTCGTCCACGATGTGCCGTGCGTCGGGTTCGTCATCGAGCATCAGGAGATGGGCCGCCTGCTATTCATCACCGATACGATGATGCTGGAATACCGGCTGCCGAACCTGAATCATGTAATGATCGAGGCGAATTACTCCGATGCAATCTTGCAGCGCAATATCGACAGCGGGCGGATGCCTCCCGCCATGCGGGGACGGCTGCTGGGTTCGCACATGGAATTGCAGACGACGAAAGAAATCTTGCGGACGACCGACCTATCGGCGGCAAATGAGGTGATTTTACTGCATCTATCCGATGGCAATAGCAACTCCAAAGCCTTTGCCGAGGAAGTGCGGCAAATCGCCGGAAAACCGGCCTATATAGCCCGTGCCGGATTGGAGGTCAGTCTCGACAAAATGCCCTACTGATATGCGACAAGTGCCGAACGATATAGTTTCAACGCTGCTCCGCTGCCTGCCGCAAATACTCGAAGCCGTGCAGATCGACAGCGGGAATACGCGGCTTATCAATGCCGTAAGACTGACAAAAAGGATTATTCCACGATTAAAGAAAATTGCGAATGAAAAAAATACCAAACCCTAACGGAAACAAATTCGTCTTGCCTGCCGGATATACCGACCTCGGATGGCAACTCGATTTTAATGCTTCCGAACTAAAAAAATGCAGGGAAGCCGGGCATATCCGGCGGAAGTTCGATAACTCCAAATACCTGTATCGGTGTAATGATGTAGTATATATCTGCGATCAATGCAAGAATGTACACCATGTCGATATGAGTGATTAAAAAATCAAATGCAATGCTGATAGTAAAGCAGGACAAGACCCGCAAGGAGGAAGAGGGGCAGATATTCGTCGAACTCACGATTTACCGTGATGTCAGGAATATCGCAGACTGCAACCGCCTCGGATATTGGTGCGACAAAGCGCATCTATCGCACTTCATCATGGAATGCGCGAAATGTTTTACGCAAGACGAATTAAAAAACATACTGAAAATGAACGGAAACAATATTTACATCGAGAAAAACAACCTGCTCGATGCCTACAAGAAAGGCAATGCCGACAACAAGAAGATGCTCGAAAATCTCTTCGGCAAGGAGATGTTCCGCCCGAAAAACATCATGGAGCGCATCAAGACCTTCGATGACGCATTCAAGGAACTCGGCGAGAACCATCCGCTCGTAAAAGAATACCACAAACGGCATCTGTTCCTCGAAGACGATTCGGATATTAGCTCCGATCTCGTAGCCTACCTCAAACTCCGCATCATTACCGCCGCTCTCAACGAGGGTTGGACACCGCAGTTCACCGAGGACGAATACCGCTACTTCCCGTGGTTTTGGCTCTACACCAAGGAGGAGATCGCCAAGATGGACAAGGAGGAGCGCAAGAAAGTTGTCCTGTTCGGCGGTCGTGCGTATAACGGCGCGATTGCCGGTTTTGCGTCTGCGGGTTCGCATTACGCGCCCTCGAGTGCGAGTGCGAATATCGGGTCTCGCCTTTGCTTCAAATCGTCCGCGCTGGCGAAATACGCAGGTGAACAATTCGCTGAAATCTACTTTGCTTTCGTGGGGAAATAGATGATGGGAGGATGGATAAAAATATATCAAACCATTCGGGAGCATTGGATATGGAATGATCCGCGAAAATTGAAGTGGTGGATCGACCTGCTGATGCTCGCCGAATGGAGAGATAGCAAACGCCTTGTTGGATCAGACCTCGTAACCATCAAACGGGGGCAATTGATCGCATCCGTCCACTATCTCCGCGAGCGGTGGGCGTACAAAGATGACAACGGGGTGCAGCGCAAGCCGTCCGAGCATACCATCCTCAAATTTCTATCTCTTCTCGAAGCAGATCAGATGATAAGCCGCGCGAAACACCCTGCCACCCGTGCAACGATGATTACGATAGTTAATTACGATGATTACCAGCAGAATAGCACAGCAGGATGCAACGAGGGCAGCAACGACCCCTGCAACGACGGGTGCACAGAAGATAAGAATAATAAGAATATAAAAGACAATAGAGAGGGGAAAAGTGGAAAAAGCGAAAAACGCTTTTCCCCGCCCTCTATCGAGGAGGTTGATTCTTATATCAGGGAAAAGGGGTACACGGTGGATGCCGAGCGATTCGTGAACTTCTACGAGAGCAAGGGATGGTATGTCGGCAAAAACAAGATGAAAAACTGGCGTGCGGCGGTGGCAACATGGCAAAAAGAAGACAACAAACGAAATGGGATCAATCAACAAAGATCATGTGATAAACGTCGAGGGACTGAGGCGACAGCTACTCGCCCGGAAGACTACGAGGGGAAATTTTAAGTGGTCGGTGAGCTTGAAGCAGGCAGCGGACATTCTGCTGGCAGCATATCAGGCGGAAGTCGAATACCGCCACCGCAGGTTCATCGAGGACAAGGCGACCAAAACCAACATCGAACGGCTGGCCGCATTCCTGATCCGCGACGATGCCAAGTTCGGGGTAATGCTCTGCGGCGTACCCGGCAATGGTAAAACGACCCTCCTGTATGCCTTTCAGTCGGCGGTGAATTGGCTCAACGACATAGGGCATTTCGAGGGCAAGCGGGCCGGCATTCGGATCGTCGATGCAAAGGAGGTCGCCATGTTCGCAAAGGATTTCGAGGCATTCCGTAACCTACGCAATATGCCGATGATCGCCATTGAGGACATGGGGCGCGAACCGATAGAGGTTCTCGACTATGGAAACGTCCTCAATCCGGTTGTCGATATGCTCGAATACCGCTACAATTCGCAGCTCTTTACATTCATCACGACCAACCTCACGAAATCGCAAATCCGCGAGAAGTACGGCAATCGCATCGCAGACCGATTCAACGAAATGCTCGAAGTCATCATTTTCAAAAATGAGACCTATCGGGATAAATGAAATTAAGGCGATTTGCCGCGAGTTTCAGACAACGGCGATAAGATGGCCGGATAATCCGAAATAATGTGGCAAATCGCAGAAAACGGCACAAAAACACAAAATTCAACGCAATGGGGACAGAAGTAAAATTAAAACGGGAGGCAATCGAGCGACGCATCGTCGAGTTGGAGGGCAAGATGCCCGACATCCAAGCCTCCAAAGAGGGAACCGAAGCACGGGCGACAATCCGCAGGCTGAAAACACGGCTCAAAACCTATCCGCAAGAACCGAAAAAGCGGATTTACAAAGTCAAGGCCCGGTTCATCTTCGATGGCGTTTTCGAGATTCGCGCCCACACCCGAAAGGAAGCTGTGCAGATGGCGAAAAACGGATGCGGGATGAACATCGGAGAAATCCACACCATCTACGGAACTGACGTAGATTGGGAATTTGACTGCAAACCGGATAAAATAGTGAAATAACCGATACCATGACACAAGACGAATTTGACACACTACGATTTTGCGCAGGCATGATCGCAGAATACAGAGGAAGCTGGTATAAAGTCATATCATGCAACTTTCCCGAACGCTTATTTGCCTTATGCGATGACAGCGGAATTGATGCAGACGACCCGATGTGGGTGCGTTGTGAAAATGTTTCACAAGTAAAATATAGTTAATCATGATTCACATAGGAGCTATCAGGAAAATATTTCGCGGCTGGCGCATCCTCATCTGCGCATGGGTGGACGACAACAGCCCGCTGAAATCGCAGTTTTTCATGCTCTTTCGCGGCGATAACGGGAAAGAGTACATCAAAATCGGAAAGGGGTACGACCCCAAGACAGACACCTACCCGCGCATGGTCGTTACGCGCTGGTCGATCATCCGGTATGTCGGAGAACGCGGCTGGGAAAAGTCCTTTGTGTGGTTCGGCCTCGGTAAATTCATGGACGGTAGGGATATGTAGTAATCAATAATTCAACGCAACTATGAACAAGAATAAGATCAATATCGAAATCACCGCTGACGGTTGGAAAACCGATGTAACGATCAACGGCAAAACCTATTCCGAACGGCATATCGGACATTATGGCAGCTCGGAGTGCGTCGAGGGGAACTTTGAAGAAGATGATGAAATCCCCGAATCAATCTACGATGCGCTCAACGACTTTTTCTGCTTCGGCTGCCAACAGGCATTGGCGCAGTTTGAAATTGAAGAGGGAATCGAGGAGGAATAGTCATGGAGATCAAACCAAAATTTCAGTTCGTCGAGGGTAGTTTCGATACCCAACGGGTAAAACTACTCTGCATACCGGATGATAATCACGGACGGGTCGATCTCTGCATCAAAGACCCCGACTGCGGATGGAATATCCCTATCGGCCAAATAAAGCTATTCAGCCGCGATTTGTACCGCGACTTCAAAGAAACACTACCCGACGCTACGAAACTCGGAGAAGAGATCGCGCGTCGATGGAATGAATGCGAAACCAAAAGATAAGGCGATATGAAACTGCTATACATCGACTTATTCTGCGGAGCTGGCGGAACCTCTACCGGCGTTGAGAACGCTCGCCATGATGGACGGCAATGTGCAAAGGTCATCGGATGCGTAAACCATGATGCCAACGCGATTGCCTCTCATGCCGCCAATCATCCCGACGCGCTGCACTTCACGGAGGATATTCGGACGCTGGAACTCTCCCCGCTGACCGCTCATATCGCTGAAATGCGGAGGCAATACCCCGATGCGTTCGTCGTCCTGTGGGCCAGCCTCGAATGTACGAATTTCAGCAAGGCCAAAGGTGGCCAGCCCCGCGATGCCGACAGCCGGACGCTGGCCGAGCATCTGTTTCGCTACATCGAGGCTATCAACCCCGACTACATTCAGATCGAGAACGTCGAGGAGTTCATGTCGTGGGGCGATCTCGACGAGAATGGCAAGCCGATCAGCAAAGATGCGGGACGGTTGTACCAGCAATGGGTATCGAATGTATGCGGCTACGGTTATCGGTTCGCGCATCGGATTCTCAACTCGGCCGATTATGGGGCATACACCACACGCCGCCGGTTCTTCGGCATCTTCGCCAAAGGGAGCCTCCCTATCGTATTTCCCGAACCGACGCACAGCAAGGACGGTGCGACGGGGCTATTCGGGCAAATGCAACGCTGGAAACCCGTGCGCGAGGTGCTGGACTTCACGGATGAGGGCGAGAGCATTTTCGGGCGCAAGAAACCGCTCGTCAATGCGACGCTGGAACGAATCTATGCGGGCCTGATAAAGTTCGTAGCCGGAGGCAAAGAGGCGTTTTTGGTGAAATGGAACTCGATGAGCAGCACGGGGAAGTATCACGCTCCGAGCATCGACGAACCATGCCCGACTGTCGTAACTCAAAATCGGCTCGGCATCGCGCAGGTCAATTTCCTCTCCAAGCACTACGGAGGCAGTCCGGCAGGCAAATGCGTATCGGTCGAGGAGCCTGCGGGGACGATAACGACATGGGATCATCACTCGTTCATCACAGCATATTACGGGAACGGACATAACCACTCCATTGACGCTCCCGCGCCGACGCTGACGACAAGGGATAGGCTCGCGTTCGTGGATATGCAGTACGGGAACGGAACGCCCTGCGACATCGAAAGCCCTGCACCGACGGTCACGACCAACCCGAAGCACCAGCTCGTAACCTGCCGAATGGAGCAGCAAGAAAGCACAACCACAATAACCTCTGACGACAGTCCGGCGATGGCAAAAATCAAGCGTTTCATGGCGTTGTACGGCATCGTCGATATAAAGATGCGGATGCTCCGCATTCCCGAATTGAAGCGGATCATGGGCTTTCCATCCGATTACGTTCTCGTCGGGACGCAAGCCGATCAAAAGAAATTCATCGGCAATGCCGTCGAGGTCAATATGGCGCGGGTTCTCTGCGAGGCCCTTTGTGCCCGATTAATTGAGGGCGATTGGCGTCCGATACAAATAGCAGCATAATACTATGGCAAAGAGAATTATAACCGCAATCCTTAATCACGACATGGACTTCCTGATTCATTTTCAGAGAAACGTGATTAAAAACTGCTCCGTAGAGGGGATTGATCCTCGTATGCTTTCGGCAATGCGGGATATTCTACACATCCTCGAAGCGGTAAAAGAAATCGGAATTTTAACAGAACTACCCAACAAAGAAAGCTAATAACCATGATTGAACCTCAAATCTTATACGGCGTTACATGCGACCGTTGCGGGGAGACCCTCATCAATAGCAATGACAATAGTGCTTGGTATGACCGCAGCACAGCGGAAGAAGAAGCATCCGAGGAGGATTGGCACTCGGTAAGCAGTCATCATTATTGCCCGAACTGCTATCGGGAAGATGACGACGGTAATCGAACTATTAAAGCACCATTTCCCTACTATGTGCAGAAAATCAACCGATTCATGAATCGTATAGCGAAATCCTACCCATGCCGCATTGTCGAGGAAGACGATCATTTCGCTCTTCATGGAAACACACAGGATGGCAAGCAGCTCGCTCCATGCGACGAAGAATGGGTACGATCCTACGCCGCCGACAAACTCCTCGGTATTCAGATGATCGACAAAGGATGCGCGAATGCCGAATATATCATCCGATTACGCAAAGAATAGAACCATGAAAATCAACAGACAAATAAACGAATGTCATTGCTACAACTGCCGAAAATACGAAGAATGCCAAACCAAAGGCGTATTCGACGATGATCCGGGCTTCGACTTCTGCGTGAACTATGAGGATGTGAGCTATCCCGATGACGATAACGATGAAAACGATTGAGCCATGAAAAGCGAAAAAGCAAAGGAATACATTACACATGCCACGTGTACGGCACAAGAGTATGCTGAAAGATTCGGAGGGCGCGAGTTGGTCGTGTCAAGATGGGATGTGTCTACCGCTATCGAACTTGCCGAGCAGGAGGCCGAGGAGCGGATGCAGACGAAAGCACACAAGATCATTCTTGACATGATGACGGGTATCTTCCACGGTAATATGCCCCAAAAGATAGCAGACGAGTTTATCCAAAAACTGACCGACGATGAAAACAATTAGAGATATAGCAATAGAATATTATGCTCGATATGCTTTCATGGGAAATGATCGAGCGTTTGCCGAAAGACATTTCGAGGAGGGAGCCGCGTGGATGCAAGTCGAGCTGACCCGTTGGCACGACCCGAAAAAGGAGCCGCCAAAAAACAACGTATGCGTTCTCCTCAAAGTAGTCGATCAACTCGATAACAAGGCGATCTATTTAGGATCACGAGAGGGGGTCGAATATATGACAGACGGAGGGCTTGTATTCGGAACTGATTTCGATGATAAATCAATGCCGGACATGAACGTCAAGGTCATCGGCTGGCGGGAAATCATGTAGCGATATGGGAATGCGAGGGATACGGGGAAGAACCCCTACCAAACCGAAACACACCGAGGAGAGCATCCAGCAGGCGTTGTATTGGAATCATCCAATTCTGACAAAACCCGCTTTCGAGATGGTCGGCTTCATCTTCTATGCGTGGGAATCCGATTATTTGGCAATCTCCAAAGCCGGATACGTGTACGAGTGCGAGATCAAGATCAGCCACTCGGATTTCCTGAATGAGGCAATCCATAAGCAGAATAAGATGCGCATCTTACAAGGGTTATCCGCCTCGGATGGAACAATTGACGATCGACGACCGAACTACTTTTGGTATGTCTGTCCGGAAGGGATCATCTCCGAGGCTGAATGCCCGAAGTTCGCAGGGCTGATGTATATCACCGATTCGGGCACATTCCGCTGCATCAAGTCCGCTCCATGCCTCCACAAGGCCAAGTACGACACGCAGGCCGATTTGCTCCGGCGGGATATGCGGGATAAGTTCTACTATGCAATGTGGAATTGGATTCGCCGCTATTGGCGCAACATCGGCAAGGCGAAAGATATTGCCCCGCAGACCGCTGCCGCATACGAGCGGGCATTGGATAAGCAAGTCGAAGAGGTTGCCGACCTGAAATATCGGCTTTCTTCTCTGACGCAATGGCGCGACATTCAGGCCGACCCGAAATGGGGATTTGCCACCGATGACGCCATAGATGAGATATTTCGCAATCTGCCGCGTCTTGTCAGGGACAAACGGGATGGGAGCATCGAACTCATCGACTACGATAATGCCGCCGAATGGCGCGGCGATCTGGAACGCAAACCGAGCCACTATCAATGGCGTCCAATCAACGAATAAACAGGAATATGAAAGACATAGAATTATTCAACGATCATTTTCAGAACTTCAAGACCTACGGCATCCCCAAGGCGCAGCTTATCATCGCCGATGTGCCGTATAACCTCGGTGCGAATGCCTATGCCAGCAATCCGGCATGGTATGTCGATGGCGACAATAAGAACGGCGAGAGCGAGCTGGCGGGCAAGCAATTTTTCGATACCGACAAGGATTTCCGACCTGCCGAGTTCATGCACTTTTGTAGTCAGATGCTTCGTAAGGACAAGCCCTTGAAAGATGAGGAATCCGAGGGGGGGGGAAGACGAAAAGGCGGTGCGGCCTGCATGATCCTGTTCTGTCCTTTCGAGCAGCAGCACTACTACATCGAACTGGGACAGCGGTACGGCCTGAAAAAGTATATCCCGCTCGTATTCCGCAAGGATTTTTCCGCGCAGGTACTCAAAGCCAACATGAAAGTCGTCGGCAACTGCGAATACGGCCTGATCCTATACCGCGACCGCCTGCCGAAGTTCAACAACGAGGGGCGGATGATCTTCAACTGCTTCGACTGGGTACGCGATACCGACACCCCGAAGATCCATCCCACGCAAAAACCCGTTCCCCTGCTGGAACGACTGATCGAAATATTCACCGATAAGGGGGACGTGGTGATCGACCCGTGCGCCGGAAGCGGGACAACCCTCCTTGCGGCGGCCAACATGGGGCGCAAGGCATACGGCTTCGAGATCAAAAAGGACTTCTGCGCCGATGCCAAGACAAAAGTATTGACGAGGGTTCAAAAATCGCTGTTTGTATGAAGAAAATACTTGATGCCTGTTGCGGCAGTCGGATGTGCTGGTTCGATAAAGAGAATCCCGATACGGTCTTCATGGACTGCCGCAACGAAGAGCATACCCTTTGCGACGGGCGCAAATTAGAGATCAGACCCGATGTCGTCGGAGACTTCCGCAAGATGCCGTTTCCCGACAATTCTTTCTATCTCGTCCTATTCGACCCGCCGCACTTGAACAACCTCGGCGAATCGTCATGGCTGGCGAAGAAATACGGTCGGCTTCTCCCCTCGTGGGAGGATGATATTCGGCGGGGATTCGAGGAATGTATGCGCGTCCTCAAACCGACCGGAACGCTCATCTTCAAATGGAATGAGCAGCAGATACCCACCGCGCGGATCATCGAGATCATCGGACAAAAACCCCTATTCGGGCATACGTCCGGCAAAGGCGGCAAAACGATATGGATGTGTTTCTTAAAAAACGAGAAATCGAATGAAACGCACCTATGAGATTCAGGTCTGCATCCCGTCCGGCTGTCGGCTGGTTGGATGCAAGACTGACGGAGATATTGCCGTCGTAATCTTTGAAGATGTCAGTGGCCCCGAAATCCGGCAAATCGGATTCATCCGAGAGCCTACGGGAGAGATCGAAGATGAAGATAATGAATAACCCACAAAACGAATAAAGCATGACAAGACCCTGCAAATGCAGCGAATGCGCCTTTTTCAAGAATGAAGATGCAAACGGCTACGGACATTGCATCATCACTCTGAATCAATACCGATGCGACGACCTCTGCAAATTCAAAGAGGATCATATGTCGGACGTGGAAACCCTACGAGCACTACATCATTACCAAAAATGGAGGCGCGGCGGGAACGGGAGGCCGCCGCATCCCTTTGTCATCGGTCAAACGATAGACAATGCGATCCGCGCTTTGCGTCGCATAACCAAAGATACCCCGAAATTCTAACTCAAAACATCTATCATCATGTGGTTTACAACAAAAGTTCGTTACGAAAAAACGAGAGAAAACGGCTCTCTGAAAACCGTAACAGAGCCGTATTTGGTCGATGCCCTCTCTTTCACGGAAGCCGAGGCCCGCATCACCAACGAGATGATGCCCTATACATCGGGAGCGTTCTCGGTGTCGGCCGTCAAGCGCAGCAACATCTCGGAAATCTTTTGGGATGAAGACGGCGATCATTTCTTCAAAGCCAAGGTCAATCTCATCACCCTCGACGAAGAGACGGGCACGGAGCGCAAGAAAGCGATCTATATCCTCGTGCAGGCGTCCGACCTGAATCAAGCGATTCGGAATCTCACCGAGGGGATGAAAGGCACGGTTTCGGACTTCGAGATGGCCTCCATTGTCAAGACCCCGATTGTGGACGCATATAAAATCGTCGAGAAATGAACGCGCGGCAATTCTTCGATAAGGTAGCACTCATGCGGAAGCTGCAAAAGGAGTATTTCCGCACTCGGTCGAAAACTACGCTCAATCAGAGCAAAGCAGTCGAGCGGGAAGTCGATGCCGAGATTGCGCGGGTGCATGACGCACTCGGCACTCCGGCGGCCAAAGTCCCCGAACAGCGAAATATTTTTGAGGAGGGCGCATCATGGTAGGACTGGCGGAGGTATTCATGGATTTGGAGCGGGTCATAAAATCTCTGCTTTCATGGGAATATCAACGCCCACGATGCGGATGGGGCTATATCGAAACCTGCCGCCCCTGCAAAGGCTATCCGAGAAAACCGTTTTGGCTGCGAATACGCTCGAATCCGATGCGACGTAATTACCATTAAGGCCGACGGCAGATAATGCAAAATACCCGCATTTCTGCGCGAAACAGCATAATGAATTAAAAATCACAAATACCTAAAATGAAACGAATAGAATTTGGTGCAGGACAAGGGCTTGATGCGGCATATCAGGACTTGCAAAAGAACGCTCCGTGTTTCGGAGAGTTCAACGGTCGCACCCTATACTCGACCGATAGCCTCGATGATATTTATATCAAGATTACGAGAAAAACAAAGCAGGAATTTGATGAATATCTCCGCCAAGAACGGGAAGACTACGAAAGGAAAGAGGCCGAATTTAAGGCCTGTATTCCCAAATTGACAGAGGAATATCGGGAACGCGCAAGAGGCATCATCCCGCAGGAACATTTGGAGTTTTGGAATAAGATCGTCCCTATCCGATTGCAAGACCTGTATCATGGGATGGAACTCGATTGCTGGCTCGACCTGATTGCCGTTCTCAATGATGAGAGTAAAAGCAAGGAAGATCGGATGAAAGAGGGGTTGCAAATGTTCATCAATCAAGGGCATAGCGGCATGAGTGCAGGGCTGGTATTATCCGGTCTTTGCAGATTTCACGCTCTTGGTCGAGAACTGGCCGAATACATTCAAAACAATTAGCGGAAAGCAAAGCCTATGAATTACAATCACGATATAGCTCATTGCAGCGGCTACCTATGTCTGTTGAGCGACCAATGCCGGAGGTACTATCTCTTCCGCGAATGGGAACAGCGCAAATTGCCGCCCGCCCCTTTCACGGGGGCATGTTATGACCTCGAAACAAAAACCTGTCCGTGTTTCCTGCCGATGACGGACGAAGAATATCAGAACGCAGAAATGAAAAAGAAGAAAATCGTCATCACGCTGTCGCGGGTATTCCCGACGACGCATAGCCAGAAAGGTCAGCCGACCGGCTTCAAGGAGAAGCTCGCATCCGGCCGTAAACTGCACACCATCCGAGGCAACTACGATCAATGGGCCGTCATCGCGGAGAAGATGCAGCGGGGCGGTTACTGTCTCTCGATCCGCCAATGGTCGGGACGCCCCTACAATTCGCCGCAGGTAGAGATTGCCCGCCTTGACCAGCCTATCGGCATCCAGCGGATCGAACTGCATTACCATAGTGAGAACGACACGATCACCGCCCGCATCGACGGCCGGGAATGGATCGACGCGGACTGCTATGAGATCGCCAAGAACGACGGCCTCAATACGACCGACTTCAAAGAGTGGTTTTTCGGCCGACACCCGAAAGAAGATAAAGTCTTTCACGGCGTCATCATCCATTTCACGGATTTTCGGTATTGATATGAGGCATCAGGAAAGCATCATCCAGCAGACCTGCGTCCGTTGGTTCCGAATGAAATACCCGCAGCTCGCCTTGCTCCTCTTCGCCGTCCCGAACGGCGGGGCACGGCTTCGATCCGAGGCGGCGATCATGAAAGCCGAGGGAACGATGAAAGGCGTCGCCGACCTCCTGCTCCTGTTCCCGGCAAAGCGGTTTCACGGCTTATGTATTGAGATGAAGACCCCGACGGGCCGACAGCAACCATCGCAAAAGGCATGGCAGGAGCGAGCGGAATGGGCCGGATACAAGTATGTCATCTGCCGCTCTTTTGACGAGTTCATGGCCGAAATCGACGCTTATTTGAAGTAAACTTCATTTTTTCGCCCCAACAACTACCTATTAGGTACTATTTTTATACCTTTGTGGTATCTATCTTAAAAATGAACAGTTATGAGTAAAGAGAACAAGCCTCTGAAAGCCATCGACGCCGATTTCGTTTCACTGGAATTGGATCGGTTGGAGCTGAACGAGGGTCAGCTCGACGGCCTCCCCGCGAATCCCCGCGAGATATTGGAGACGAAACTCGACCTCCTGAAAAAGGATATTCAGGCATACCCCGAACTGATGAAATACCGTATGCTGCTGGTCTATCCGCTCGACAACGGCAAGTATATCATCATCGGCGGCAATATGCGCTATCGAGCCATGCTCGACCTCGGCTACAAGGATGCCCCGTGCGTCATCATCCCGAAAGAAACATCCATCGAAAAGCTGAAAGCCTACACGATCCTCGATAACTCCGGCTTCGGTCGGTGGGAGTGGTCGATGCTGGCGAACGAATGGGACGCCGATGCTTTGGCCGCATGGGGCCTCGATCTGCCGATGAATGAAAGCGAGATCGACGTAGATAGCTTTTTCGACAAGCTTGACAAGGAGGCCGAGAAAGACAAGGGCGAGAAGATCACCGTCTCGATTCCCGATGAGTATGCCGACCAAAAGGAGGAGATCAAATCCCGTATCGAGGCAACGCTCATGGGCGAGTTCGAGGGCATCAAGATCAAGTGATGAAAATCCATCTCGCAGGCAACAATCCCTATCCGGGCATAATCCTGATCCGCTTGTATGAGAGCTGGATCGGCGAGCGTCTCGGAAAATTCGGGGGGGGGTATTTAACGACCTGTATTTCAGAGTATTTGAATAGAATACCTCTTAAAGAGATTAACAAGGATGCTATGAGGATATTTCTTGCCGGAGGAATTTCAGGCAACCTCCGCGAATTTTGGCAAAAGGTTATGAAAGTTTACTGTGCATCGCCCAACAGCCGCAAAGAAGTCATCGAAGCGATGAACAGCTTTCTCGCGGGCGACAAGGACAAAATAATGCGGGAATCCATCTACGGAGCGGACTTCTTCGTCGGGGACGGGGATAGCACCCTATCAGGTATCAATGTCCTCGAAAGCTACTACTACCTGCGGAAGAACGAGGATTTCATGCCTCTCGTCAGGCATTTCGGGTCATTCCTGCTCGATAGCGGGGCTTATACGTTCATGGCCGGTTCCCACAAGGGCGGCTGTGATTGGGATGCCTATGTATCGGAGTATGCCGACTTCATCAACCGCTTCGACGTAAAACTCTTTTTCGAGTTGGATATTGACAGCGTCATCGGGCTGGCGGAGGTCGAGCGGTTGCGGCACAAGCTCGAAAGGATGACGGGCAAGAAGCCCATCCCCGTATGGCACAAGAACCGAGGCAAGGAGTATTTCGTCAAGATGTGCGAGGAATACCCCTATGTCGCCATCGGAGGCATCGTAACGAAAGAAATTCCCCGCAAAGTCTATGAGACGGCGTTTCCGTGGTTCATCAACACCGCCCACAAGCACAAGGCGAAGATTCACGGGCTGGGATACACCACCGTCGCCAACCTGCAAAAGTATCGGTTCGATTCGGTCGATAGCACCGCATGGCTCTACGGCAATCGCGGCGGCTACATCTGCAAGTTCAACCCGCGCACCGGATTGATGGAGCAGATGAGCAAAGAGGGATGCAGGCTCAAATCGAGAGAGGGCGCGGTAAACAACTTCAACGAGTGGGTCAAGTTCAGCCGATACGCCGAAAAATTCCTGTAATTCCGATTCTTACTTAAAAAGCAACAAGGATATGAAAGATTCTGTCATCATCGTATCGGGAGGCATGGATAGCATCACCCTCCTGCATGAAAAGGCCGAGGAAATCGCATTGGCCGTAACGTTCGACTATGGGAGCAACCACAACAAGCGCGAGGCCGAGTGCGCCGCGCGGCATTGCCAGCAGCTCGGCATCGAACACATCATCATCCCGCTTGCATTCATCGGTCAGTATTTCAAATCCTCGCTTTTGGAGGGCGCGGACGCCGTGCCGGAGGGACACTACGAGGCCGAAAACATGAAATCGACCGTCGTGCCGTTCCGCAACGGCATCATGCTCTCTATCGCATGTGGATTGGCCGAAAGCCGAGGGCTGAAACAAGTCCTCATCGCCAATCACGGCGGCGACCACGCCATCTATCCCGACTGTCGCTCGGAGTTCATTCGGACGATGGCGGCGGCAATGCAATTCGGCACTTACGAGCACGTCGGCATATCCGCCCCCTACACGAAGATCAGCAAGACCGACATCGCCCGCATCGGCAAACGGCTCGGTATCGACTACTCCACGACCTACTCCTGCTACAAAGGCGGAGAGAAACATTGCGGCAAGTGCGGGACATGCGTAGAGCGCAAAGAAGCCCTCCGAGATGCCGAAATCGAAGATACGACGGAGTATGAAACGGAATAACGCCAATCTCATCACGCTGAATGTGGTGTTCGTCGTATGCTTGATCGTGGCGAACGTCGTTACGAGCAAGATACTCGATACCGGCATCCATATCGGCGGGGTTCCGGTTCTCATTCCGGGCGCGGCCCTGACCTATGCGATGACTTTCCTATGTACGGATGTCATCGGGGAGATTTGGGGCAAGAAAGAGGCGAACAAGGCCGTCATCAGAGGCTTTTTCGCCCAGCTCGTCGCTCTTGCCTTGATTATCCTCACGATGTACCTCCCTGCCTATGATGAGGAGATGCAGCGGGCCTACCGGATGCTGCTCGGTCAGACGCCGGTATTTGTATTCGGGTCGCTGGTTGCCTATCTCTGCTCCCAAAGCTGGGACGTATGGATATTCCACAAGATACGGGATCGGTTCAGCGGCAACCCCAAACGGCGGTGGATATGGAATAACGCATCGACCCTGACCTCGCAGATCATCGACACGGCGATTTACATCTCAATCGCATTCGGCATCGGCTTCGGATGGTTCATGCAGGAGGGCGGCGTCATGCTCGTCCTCTGCATGATTATCGGGCAATACCTTCTCAAAGCGGGGTTGGCTTTATGCGACACGCCGTTCTTCTATCTATTGACACGAAAGCAAAAACAAGAATAACAATGTATTACGTTTCCAAACGAATGGAGATTGCGGGAAGTCATCGGCTTACCCTCTCCTACAAAAGCCAATGCCAGCAGTTGCACGGCCATAACTGGGTCGTAACGGTGTTCTGCAAGGCTCGAAAACTCAACAAGGACGGAATGGTATGCGATTTCAAGCATATCAAGGACAAGATTCACGGCTACCTCGATCACGGTAACTTCAACAAGCTGCTGCCGTTCAATCCGACGGCCGAGAATATCGCCCGCTGGATCGTCGAGCAAATTCCCGAATGCTACAAGGCGACGGTACAGGAAAGCGAGGGCAACGTCGCAATCTATGTCGCCGATCACAACAACGAAGAGGAGGCCGGATTATGAGGGTAAACGAAATTTTCTACTCGATTCAGGGCGAGGGCCGATATACCGGCACTCCGGCAATCTTCATTCGCCTTGCCGGATGCAATCTCCGCTGCGATTTCTGCGATACGGAGCATCAGCCCTACCAAGACCTCACCGAAGAGGAGATAATGCGGCAAATCGCCGATTTTCCGGCCAATCACGTCGTGATTACGGGCGGAGAACCGATGTTGCAGATCACGCAATCGCTGATCCATCGACTTCGTAACGAAGCAGGCAAATTCGTACAGGTGGAAACCAATGGCACGATCCCGATCAAATGCTATCTCCCCGTCGATTGGATTACCTGCTCGCCGAAATTCGACTTTTGCCCTCATGCTACGCTGCGGCTCCACCGCATCGACGAGCTGAAAGTCGTCTATCAGGGTCAGGACATGACGGCATACGACGGCATCGAGGCCAAAGAATACTACTTGCAGCCCTGCGATTTCAAGGACGAGGCGCGGAACGCGGAAAACCTCGCGGCAACTATCAACTACATTAAAACACACCCGAAATGGAAGCTATCACTCCAAACGCAGAAGATATTATCGGTGCGCTGAAAACGCTCATCCGCGCCATTGGCGAAGACCCCGACCGCGAGGGCTTGATCGGTACGCCCGACCGCATAATGCGGATGTGGAAAGAGATATTCCGAGGCTACGATCCGGAGCAGAAACCGAAGATCACCACGTTCGCCAATGAGGAGGGCATCTCCGATATTGTGTTCGACTGCGGCGATTACTACTCCATGTGCGAGCATCATATCCTGCCGTTCTTCGGACGCTATTACTTCGCCTATGTTCCCAGCCCGAAAGGGCGGATTCTCGGCATCAGCAAGGTCGCCCGCGTCGTCGGCTACTGTGCCGCTCGGTTGCAGTTACAGGAAAAGCTCGCGCGGGACATCGTGCAGATGCTCTCCGAGGCTCTGAACAACGAAGCTCTCGGATTCGCTATCGTGATGAAAGGGCAACACCTGTGCAAGACCATGCGCGGCGTGAGGAACGACGGCAAGATGTCCGTCGCCCACTTCACGGGGACTTTCCAATACAACTCCGAGCTGCGCAAGGAGTTCTACAAACTCATCGACCTGAACAATGGCTAAATTCAATACTGCAAAAATCGAGGAGTGCGAGGCATGGGTAGCTACTCACGGGCTGATCGACTACGGCGGGGCGAAGCTGAAAGAGTTCGTCCGCGAAATGGGGATCGACGAGAAGACCTACCGTCTTTGGATGAAAGGCAAGCCGCAGTTCAAGGAGGCTATCGACCGGGCAAAGGAGGTTTTCAAGCAGAACCTCACCCACGATCTCGCCATCTCGCTATCCAAAGCCGCCAAAGGGTATGAGCATGAGGAAACCGAGCAGGAGTTCCGCGTCGGAGCGGACGGACAGCCGACCCCGTTCAAGATGAAGAGGAAGAAAATCCATGTGCAACCGAATATCGGAGCCGCGATTTTCCTCCTGACGAATCTTGATCCCGAACACTATCAGAATCGCCAGCGCAACGATGTAATGTTCAAAAAAGAGGATGACAAACCGATGACACTCGATGAAATCAATGCAGAAATCGCACGACTTGAAAAGTTTGAGGATAAGGCGGATAAATAATGAGATCATCTACAATCGAGGTACGCGAGCAGTTGATGAGGTTGAAGCGCGAGAAGTTGAAACTCGAAGCTCCGACCTCCTTTTCGCGGTTCCTCGGTTATAGTAATCCGAAATACGAGTTAGAGTGGTTCCATAAGCTCATCGCGGATCATTGCCAAATGCTATTGGAGGGCAAGATCAAGAACCTGATGGTTTTCATGCCCCCGCAACATGGCAAATCGGAAATCATCTCCCGCAATTTCCCCGCATGGGCGCTCGGCCAAAACCCCGACCTAAAAATCGTCGGATGCTCCTATTCCTCCGACCTCGCGCAGCAGTTTTCACGCTCGATTCAGAGGACGATAGACAGCAAGGAATATCAGGCGATATTTCCCGCGACCTATCTCAATGGCTCGCATACCCGTATGGATGCACGGGGCTATTTGAGAAATATCGACCTCTTCGAGATGGTCGGTCATCGGGGATTTTACAAAGCAGTCGGCGTAGGAGGTTCTTTGACAGGTACACCCGTCGATATTGCGATCATCGACGATCCGGTGAAAGATGCGAACGAGGCAAATTCCATCACTTACCGACAGCGGGTGTGGGATTGGTATAATACCGTCCTTTCGACCCGTCTGCACAATAATTCGCGGCAACTCTTCATCATGACGCGATGGCATGAAGACGACCTCGCCGGACGCATCCTCAAAGCCGAGCCGCAGGAGTGGACAGTACTTGCTATCCCCGCGATCTGCGAGCAGGAATACGACGGAGGATTGAGCGAACGGCACATCGGCGACGCATTATGGCCGTCGCGCCACTCCATCGAAAAGTTGAAGAAGCAAAAAGCCCGCGCCCCGCGTGAGTTCAATGCCCTGTATCAGCAGCATCCGACCATCGAGGGCGGCAATATCGTGAAGCGGGATTGGTTCCGCACGATTTCGCTTGCCGAGTTCCGGTCGCTGCGCTTCAACGAACCGATACATTTCTACCTCGATACGGCCTATAACAAGAAGAAAAAGGGGCAGGATAACGACCCCAGCGGCGTACTGGCGGCCTGCCGCATCAGGAATTACATCTACCTGCTCGATGCGCAGAAAGTGTATAAAGAGATGCCCGACCTGTTGCGGTTCCTGCCTCAATACATCGCGGCGCATGATGGCAATTCCGAGAGCAAATTGCACGTCGAGCCGAAAGCCAACGGCGAGAGCGTAGTGCAGATGCTTCAAGAAATTTCGACCCTCAATGTCAAGCGAACACCCACGCCGACCGATGACAAGGAGGTGCGATTACGGGCTGTTTCGCCGCGCGTGGAATGCGGACGGGTGTTCATCGTCGAGGGATCATGGAACGACGATTTTCTCGATGAAGTATGCGGATTTCCGAGCCAGCCGCACGACGAGTTCGTCGATATTCTCGGATATGCGATCAACGACCTCTACGAGGAAGATGACGATATAGACTACGATATACTAAACAAGTCGATTTTAGGCATGTAAACCAACATTTTAACGATATGATGCTATTTGATTTATTCCGCAATTATCTCAATGCTCTTGTAGGACGCAATCAGGAGTTCGAGAAACTTTTGGCCGCCAAAGACATTTCGGCAGTCAAAGAGCGCATGAGCAACCGTATGGATATGGCTATTGCGGCACTCCAAGAGTACAATGTAGCCACTCACGAAATCATGAAGCGCGAGGACAAGATTATCACCGACAAAAAGGGGAATTTCATCCGATTCGAACCGGTATGGAAGTTGCCGATCCCCTATCAGGTTTACATCAATGAAATCGCCCTCGTATTCCTCTACGGTCGTCCCGTGAAATGGACACAGCAATCCACCGGGACAGATCGGGCATTCCAAAAATTTCAGTATGTCATCGAGCACACCCACTTCAACAGTAAACTCCGCCAATGCAAGCGTATCGCCGGGTCGGAGACCGAAAGTGCAATGCTTTTCCGCGTTTTCCGCGATGCGAACGACGCGCCGGATGTTCAGATTCGGGTGCTCGCCAAAAGCAAGGGAGATGAGATTTACACGCGCTGGGATCAGTATGAGAACCTGATCTCCATAGCATGGGGCTACTATGTGCGGGAACAGGAAAACAGCCTCGTCTATCACTTCGACATCTATACCCCGAATATCATCTACCGCTGCACGCGGAAGAGCATCGGATGGGAGGTCGTCGAGGAGGTGAATTTCATCGGCAAGATTCCGCTCATCCTCTTCCAGCAGGACAAGGAATGGAACGGCGTCGAAACGCTTATCCATCGTGAGGAGCTGATCGGCTCACGCACCGCCGATACAAACGACTATTTCGCCGATCCTATCGCCATCATGGCCGCCGACCTTATCAAGAACCTGCCGGAGAAGAAAGAGGCGGCGAAACTGCTTGTAACGAACGATTCCGAGGGTGTGGACAAGGCGGCGAAATACCTGACATGGGATAGTGCTCCGGAAAGCAAGAAGCAGGAAATCGAATGGTTGCAGAATCATATCCTTTCCAAATCGTTCACCCCGAATATTTCGCTCGACACGCTGAAATCGTTGAGCAATCTGTCGGGAAAGGCCCTGCGAACGGTTATGATGCTCGCCGACATCAAGGCGGCCAAACATAAGGAAATCCACGACGAACTGTTATCCCGCACCTCTTCGCTCATCACGGCGATCATCGGCAACGTCCTCGACGTGCATCTGAAAGAAGAATGCGAGAATCTGAAAATCGGGCATGAGTTCCAAGAGCCGTTCGGGGACGACATCACGGAAGCTCTCGAAAACATCATCAAGAGCCTCGACGGCGGCATCATGGCGACCGAAACCGGCGTTGAGCTGAACCCTCTCGTCAAGGATAAGAAGCTCGAAATGGAACGTCTGAAAGCCGAAGAGGAGGAGCGGGCGCAAAAGCAGCAACAGATATTCGGTGACATCGAGGGTGCAGGCCCGCAATCCGCATCGGACGGCGACGACCCCGACGATGATGAAAACGGAGATGATCCGAAGAAAAAGCAACAACAGAAGAAGTAGGTAGCAGATGGCAAAAAAAGCATATTCTCCCGACCCGAAAGCGGAAACCATCAAGCGCATCCAGCGCACGGAGGCTTACGCCGAGAAAGTGAGGCAGCTATTCGCCGTAACGGTGAATGAAATCCTCGCTCTCAATAAATCCGTGCCGACGCTGGACGAGGGGGTCATGTACTCTTTCGACGGGGATAATATGCGAATCCAAAAGAAAGTCGAGGCATTGCTCCGGCAACTGCATTCGACGACTACGACAGCTATCAAAAAGGGGATCACGCTCGAATGGGAAAAGGCCAACGACGCATGCGATAAACTCATTTCCTCATGTTTTGGGAAAGAGGTATTATCCAGTCCGGAGTTCAGCGCATGGAACAACCGCAATATGGCGGCGATGAATGCTTTCGCCAACAGAACGGAGAACGGCCTCAATCTCTCAAAACGGATATGGCAGTCGGTTCAGCAACTCCGCGATGAAATGGAGATCGCCATGACCGTCGCCATCGGCGAGGGAGATTCGGCGCAATCTATATCCCGCAAAGTCCGGCAATACCTGAACGACCCCGACCTGATGTTCCGCCGTTTCCGCTTCAAGAAAGGCGAAGACGAGCAGGGCAAGCCTATCTACGGGCGGAAGTGGAAAAAGCGCATCAAGGACGAGAAAACGGGCAAATACCGATGGATCGACTACGACCGTAGCGACTATAAAACCGGATCGGGCGTTTACAAGTCCTCGGCCAAGAATGCCATGCGCGTTGCGAGGTCGGAGACGAACATCGCTTATCGCCGTGCTGACCATGAGCGGTGGCAACAGATGGATTTCGTCCTCGGCCAGCGCATCCAGCTATCGAAAAATCACCCGAAGAAAGACATCTGCGATAAGCTGGCAGGCGACTACCCAAAGGATTTCGTATTCGACGGATGGCATGCCCAATGTTTCTGCTTCGCAACGCCTATTTTGATGGACGAGGAGGAGATGGCGAAAGTTACGGCGGCATTCCTCAAAGGCGAGAAATACACCCCGCGAGGCAAGCAGATCACCGAATATCCGGCAAATTTCAAGAATTGGGTGCGAGACAACAAGGAAAATATCCTTGCATCCCGCAGTAGAGGCACGGAACCCTACTTTATTCGCAATAACTCTGCGGCGATTGATGAGATACTCAATCCGAAACCGAAAGAGCTTACAATCGCAGAAAAGGCGGCATTACGCCATGAGGCCCGAACGCCCGAACAGGAAGCGGCAATCCGTAATGCGTGGGCCGAACGGCAGAAGAAGCACCAGCAAATCAAGACGACGGCAAACAACATCGCCAAAATCGCATGGGATTATGGCGAGGTCGATTATTCCGCTCTGCAAAAGTACATCGACGCGGGCGATCTGTCGGCCATGCAGACCGAGACCAAGAAAGTCGCGCAGGCCATCCTCGCCGCCAAGAAAGCGGAGCAGGCTCTCGCCGACATTATCCCCAATGTTCACTCGTGGCATCAGCAATTCACGATGGCAGAACTGCAAGGGGTATATGATGCCGTCAAATCGAAGATCGAGGGTTGGTCGGGTCTATCCCTCGAACAGCAGGCGAAAAAGCTGCATTTCGAAGCTTATGACTTCCTCGGCGGCAATATGAAAGGTGTTCAACAGAAGTATGCGACATGGAAGGTATCGCAGGAGGCGTACATCAAAAAATTGGATGCAGTCAATTACAAGATAGCGATCAAGCAGGCAACCGAAGAACTCGACGCCGTTAAACAATGGTCGGCAGAACATCCGAAGAGCCTCAATGTTGCAAAACTCCTCTCCGATGCAGAGCAGGCAGTCAATGGCAATGCCGAATTGTCGATTATCAAGTCCAAAACCTCACTCGCCGTCGCAGAATATCAAAAACGATTGGCGGAACAGGCTCGGCGCGATGCGAAGAAAGGCGCAACGATGAAAGCCTCTACCCTGCCGAGTATCAGCAAGGAGGAAATAGATAGGCTTCTCGCCTTGTACGAATCAGAAATGGTCGATGATGCAGATAATCGGCTGCGTCAATACACGGAGCGGATTTGGGCGACGCTGACAAAGGAGGAGCGGATCATATTGACGAAATATACGCAGACTTACAGCTATCTAAATGAGCCTCTGCGCGGTATATCGTATTATGGAGCGCGTGCCCGCGAAGAGTTCGAGCACGATCTGCCGATATTGACGAGAGCGATTGAAAAATTCGCCATGCCTCAAAATACGGTCGTAAGACGAGGCGTAAGCAATTTCACGATTGATTCTCTCGGATACGACCTCGGAAACCTGAAAAAAGGCGATGTTTTTGTCGATAAAGGATTCCTATCTACCGCCGTACATCGGCATAAAGGTTTCTCCGAATCGTACAACTTGGTTATCGTAGTCCCCAAAGGGGCCAAAGGCGTATATGCAGAGCCTTTTTCCCACTACACGGATTATCACAAATTCGATTATGACGATGGCGTGATATGGGACGGAAAATCTGTCGAAAAGATCAACTCCGAAATGGAATGGATCGGGCAACGAGGCTGTCAATTCAAAGTCCTCAAAAAACAAGGAAAGACGATCTATTTGCAGATGATCGGACAGTTGCAATGATAAAGGGAGCGTTTATTGCGCTCCCTTAACCGTAATACTGCTTATAAAATTTCTTGAACGGTTCGACGCAATCTGCCAACGAGGACATATTGCCTTGTGCATACCGATTGAAAAGGAGCGATTTCAAAGTAATCGGCACTCCATCGGCATTCTCAAAATCCGATAACCCGACCGCGACATATTCATCGAGATTTCGACTTTCAGAGACATTCGCATCGCCTCTTGCGATGACCGCCATAGTATCGTGAATCCATGCCCGCTCGTACATCCAAAGCATTGCCTTGTTTTGTTCCTTGCCCTCGTATGGGTTCTTCCGCTCGCCTTTATAATAGCGGCAATATTGCAATAAATCAGATTCTTTCATCGGTAGATTGCATTAAATTTCCGAATGACGTTCTGCATATCTTCCGGCAAATAGCCCATCGCGGTCTGAATCATTGCAGGATCAACCACGAAATAAGCCTCGGCAAGTGATCCGACGATGGCTCCGAGCGTATCGCTGTCGCCTCCGTAGAGAATGGCCTTGCGGATTGCATCCTCGAAAGATCGGCTCTCTTTGACGATATGAAAGGCCAGCGGGACGCATCCCTGACAGGTCTCGTCGAATTTGCCGCAAGGCGGGAGATGGCTTTCCCAATCCTCGCCGTAATACTGACACATCACGCTTTCGCATATCTCCATCGTATTATCCCAAAATTGATTTTTTAGATAATAGATCACAAGAGCCGTTACCATCGCTCCGATAATTCCCTCCGTATGGTCGTGCGAAATTTTCGCGGTTTCGATAGCCTGCCGAATAACATCCCGCTCCGAGCGAAAAGCCCACGCAACAGGGCTTACACGCATCGCTGCGCCATTGCCGAAGCTGTTATACGGCTGGGGGTCGGGAGAAGTAATCCAACGAGCAAAAGAACCGCCGTATGCCCCCATCGGATTAGGATATTTTCTACACCAACGCAAAATACTCGATTTGTAGTCCTCCCCTTTGAGTATCGCATCGGCTACCGCCACCGTGCAAATCGTGTCGTCGGTAAAATCGCATTGTTTGGTGAACAATGCAAAGTTTCCGCCTTTCGCATTATTGAACTCGAATCGAGAGCCTACTATGTCGCCAATTATCGCACCTATCATATCAAAAATTTTTAGAATCTATCACTTCGTCTATGTCCAGCACCCCATCGGCGTTCTCTTTCATCGAATGCAGGTAGATATAGCCATTTCGGTAAAATGAAACCTTTGCCAGCTTTTCACGATACATAGCCTCCGCTTTCGCCCTATCGACAAAATACAGATGCGTAATGAGATCGTATGAATCCGCAATATAGGTCAGCCGATATACTTTGCTATCCATCGCACTCCGATTTTAATGACCGTCCTCTCGTCTTGCGCTGGATTTGCCCGATGCGGATGAGGACTTTCTTGTTCTCGTATTCGCTTCTGCCCCTCATCGCATTCGTGAGGGATTTGTATGTGATGCCGACCGCCCCGATAGGAACGGTATCGTAGATCGCTTTCAGGGAACCGAAGTAGAAGTCGGTTTCGCCGTTGTACGGCTCCTTGAACTGCAAATGCACTATCTTCTTTGCTTCCATAATCCAATACTTGTGCAAATTTACCGCTTTTCCGGCGTTCTGCCACGCTTTCGCGCAAGAATCGATCAATCTATCGACCCGACCGCAGATATTCGAAAATTGGCGGCATTTTCATTTTTCTTTTTTCGCGGAACTTTTTTCTTTTTCAAAGGATGAATTTACGAGGGTCTTGCCCGATGGTTGATCCTATAATTTTGCATCGAAAAAACTTCCCCTCTATCTTTTTTTAATATATCTATATATTCTTATCTTCTGTGCACCCGTCGTTGCAGGGGTCGTTGCTGTCCCCATTGCACCCCGTCGATATATAAGACCGATATTCAGGACAATACCCGCATCAAACATCGTTGCACCCTATTTGTGGATAAAATACTCTATCGCCGAATGCACGAGGATAAAATGCGTAGAAGTCTGCTTGCATTGACCCGCCCACGGATTGTATAGATTCAATGCCAGCGCGTGATACAACTCCGGAATCTCGTTTTTTACGCGCGATACCAACCTCCTATAACTGACCCTCTTTGCGCCTTTCATAAGGGCCTCCCATTTTGAAGACGGGAGACCCTCGCACGTTGCATCGAGATACATGGCTAAATACTGAATTGCTCCGATAAGAAACCAACCATCGCCCTGTTCTGTGGCAAAAGCGCCGGAATATCCATTGCATCGGCCTTGTATAGCTCGGTCGCCCCGTTATACAAATCCCAAACGGTAACCTTGCCATTTTGATAGTAGCGATACATCATATCCTCGGTAAGCCGCGATATTTGCGACTGATTGAGCGGATAGGTACGGTTCTCTCTGATTTCTGCGATATGGGTATCGCATTTCACTCGTAGGGCCGTCAGCATACCGATCAGCGTAAACATCTGCTGCGCGTCTATGGAGATTTGCTTCATCCTCTCGATTTTCTCCCGCTCGGTAACGACGATTCGGCGGGCATCGACGATCCATGACTTCACGATGTCGAGGATTTCGGGGATCGTAACACCATTGCCTCGCCCCTGTCCTTTCTCCGAATAGGTAGAGATATATTGATCCGCGCAGAGCATACATTGATTGTGGCAAATCATCACCATATTTCCGAATCCGACCTGTATGCCTTTCTGATGGAATGCGACGGCAAGATTGGTCGTATGATCTGCATCATCGAAATCCGTGATACGGATGTTGGCGAATACGCGGCGGAGGATATGGGCTTCTACCGCCCGCTCGCCGTACTGCGCCTCAACCTGCGGAAGCAGGACGACGCCCGGAGTATTACGGTCTTTGTTCTGCGCAGCGAAGAGGTCGTAAACCTCGACATTGTAATTCTGCTCATTGCACATGCCGATAATCTGATTCAGTAGATCATAGTGATAAATGCCCCGTAGCGGTTTGCCGTAGATGTCGTTCTCCTTGTGAGTACGGGCCAGTTGATCGAGGGAAAGGGTCTGTACCTTTGCTTTCTCGAAGTCGAAAAATTTGTTGTCCAATGTCGTTTCCATAATGCGTTGAATTTTAATTTATAATCGCTCAATCGTTTTTGCTACCTCCTCTCCCCAATACCCGACGATAATATTGTAGGCATCTTGATCCCCATCCCATGCGATCATGCACTCATGGTTATTGTACTCGTAGAAATAAACCTCCTGCGGGTCGCATTCTTTCGGAATAGCCGCCCTGCTATCGTCGTAGAACTTGAAGAATGCCGCAAGCCCAGCCTTTGTACCGAAAGCTCCCGTATCTTTATCTTGGCATATTTTGTCGCCGTCTTTGATATGCCCAAGTTCTGCCAAACGCTTGTATCCCTCGGCGAACTGTTCTCGGCTAAAAGCGAAGAAAACCCCGCATTTATCTGCGTCGGGATGCTCATTCTTGATCGCCTTGTAGCGGTCGATAGTTTGGGCGTTCAGCATTACAACACCCCCGTCGTAATTACCCCAATCCCGATAGTATCGGAGTTCGCCCCGCGTGGTCTTGACCGTCTTAATATCTTTCTCTTCCATATCTGTTGCGTTGATTATTATTCGTCTATTCTGTCCTCCATGAGCGTAAAGCAGGATTTCGGAGGATGCCGTTTGAATTTCTCCCATGCCTTGCGCCGGGCCTCGGCCGCCGTTTTGGCCTTGACCGTATAGGACTGCGACCACGTCATAGAAACCTCAACCTCGTAGGTCTTTATAGCCTTTTTCGTTGCCATGATCCTACTGCTTTTGAGAGAGCCATAAATCCCGCTTTGCGCGGCAGTTATCGAGGGATTCCCCGACACAGGAGAATAATTCGCCGCTCTCCGTGCGGTAGTCGTATTGCCATCTTTTGACCGTTTTCCGGCCGATTTTGGCCGTGAAACTCATGTAGTTCTCTCGTCCCGGCTGACAGACGGAGCATCCGTTTACATTGATTGAATTTGCCATTGTTGCGTTGAATTTTTAAGGTTTGCGATTATTGCTCGGCCTCGAAATCATCGACGATCTCGAATGCGTCGGTTTTGAGGGCCGTATCCGGCTCCCCGTCGAACTCGTTGTTGTTCTTCGTGCAGAGCCTCATATTCTGATGCGAATAGTCCAAACTTATATCCACAACATACGTCCCTTTCTGCGTTTGGAATACCTCCCGATCCCACGAATCGAATCCTACATGCTTGATTTTGATCTTTTCCATACTTGCGATTATTTGAGATTATTTTTCAACCAAACCCTATCGACCTCCCACAAGGGCAGGCCCTTGATGATTTTCCGACGGATCACCTCTTTCATGCCGATCAAATCGGCCGCTTTGATATGGAGGGTAATGTCGCCGAATTTCTGCGCTCTTTCGAGGAGGAAGTCCGCCATTTGGGACTTCCATTCATGCAGGCTTTCCGCCTTGGCCTGTCTTGCTTTATCCATGATTATGCGTTGATTAGGTTCATTATCTGTTCGAGCTTTCTTTCGAGAGCGTATCGCTTTTCGCACTCTTCCGCATATTTCTTGTAAAACTCATCGTGCTTGGCCTTTTCCGCGTAATACTTATCCTGATAGGACGTTGCGAGTTCGACCTGCCGATCATAGCTCTCTTTTTGCATTCTGATCTTTTTCTTCAATTCGGCGATTTCGATCACCATTGACCGGGAAAGATCGAGATGCCCTTTCTTGGTGGCGAATGGTTTGCAGAACTCGTCCTTGTCCTTATCCGAGGACATATACACCCCGTTCCATACCTCGAAAATTCCGTCCGATACATTCAAGCCAACTCTTTCGATAAATTCTTCTCGTGTCATAGCCTATTATAAATTTCATTTACTATTTACCACCTATTAGGTACCTGTTTGATGATGCAAATATATAGCCAATTATTATAGTAAGCAACTTTTTTCGCAGAAAAAGTGCGCTCAAAATCAGTTAAAAATGCAGATTTACAGATAACTGTGTTATAACCACACAGATAATTTTTGCCGAAATTTTAGATACCTAATAGATATTTTTCATTACCTTTGTCCGTAACGATACGTTTTAACAATTTTTTTCGACTATGAAAAAGAAATTTCGCAAGCTCTTATCCGAAAAATGCAAGGATATGGGACTGACTGACAAGGCACTCGACGACCTCGTAGAGATCGGGGCGGAGGGTCTTGCCGACGATGCCTCGGACGAAGACATCGCCGCGAAAGTGGATTCGCTCGTGCCCTATGCAAAGGCAATGCAGGGGGAGATCACGAGGAAGACGCAACGTCCGAAACCGCAATCAAAGAAACCGCAATCCAACGACGAGGGCGAAGATGAGGGCGGAAATGAAGATGAGGCCCCCGAATGGTTCAAGCCTTTCCAAAAAAAATTGACCGATCTCGAAACCGAGAACGCCGCGCTCAAAGCGGAAAAGGCAAAGACCACGCGACAGGCCGAAATCTCGGCAAAGGCTAAAAAGCTCGGAATCCCCGACTACCTGATGAAGCGAGTCTCATTCGCAGAGGATGCAGACCTCGATAAGGAGCTGGCGGATTACAAGCAGGAGTTAGTCACCAACAACCTCATGCCCAAGGAGCAGGCGCATGAAACGGGTAGTAGCAAGGAGGCAATGGAAGCCGACGCCAAGGCTTGGGCCGAAAGTCTTCCCAACAAGTAACAGCTCCGAATCATTCACCCCTTAAATTGATTGCAACAATGGCTATTGATTTCAAGAAAACGCAGTTATCGGGCCATACGCCCGAAATTTGGCGCGGCGAGTGCAAGATTCTGCCGGGCGGCTTCAAGCCGGTGCAGAACTTCCCCGTCGGAACGGTGTTGCATCGGGGAACTCCTATCTATGTCGATTTCGAGGCGATGAGTGCCGCCGTTTGCAAGACCGCCAAGGTTCTCGCAGGAGGTACGACCACCGCGCCCCGCGTCGCCAAAGGTCATTACTTCGCCGTAGGCGACGTGGTGATGAAACTCGGAGTAACCGACAAATCCCCGATCATCAAGTCCATCGACACGGCCAATGCCGAGTACGATGTCATCACGTTCGCATCCGCCATCGCTGGTCTGACCAAGGACGACATTCTCGTAGAAGCAACCGAATACGCCTCGACAGGCGGCGGTTCGGGTTCCGACCCCATTCCTGCCGCGCCTCGCTACACGCCCAACATGGTTGTCGGAGCGGTCAAGGAGTTCACCGGAAAGGGCCTCCCGACGATTGATGCCGCATACGAGGCGGTAGTCCTCTATCCGAGCCTGAACTTTCCTCTGTTGGAAGACTGGCTCATCAATCCCGGCAAGGTATGCCTCAAAGCAAACCCGAACATTCTGTTCATTAAACAGTAACGATCATGCCCGAAATTCTTTATAGCTCAATCTTTGGCGAATTGACGCAGCATGTACAGGCTCGCTTCGATGCCGCCTCGAAACTGCACAAGCAGCTTTTCGACAACGTAATCTTCGAGCGTTTCCTCGACTGGGACACCCCGACCATCGGCCTCGACTTCGAGGAGATCATCGGTCAGTACAACATCACGGTAGCCGCACCGACCATCGGCGACCAGTCGAAAGAGGCTATCCTCGGTACGGAGGGGCTGGAAACCGTGAAAGAGCGCATCCTCAATCATGCCGTAACGCTGCCGATGACGATTCAGGACTATCGTAAGGTTCTGCAAATCCTCGACAGCAAGTCGCTCCCCGACAAGGCAAAGACGGAGCAGCTCATCAAACTGATGTGGGGTAGTTCGACTACGGTCGTAAGTTCCGTCCTCGCAAAGCTCGACATCCTGTTCCTGCGTCCGCTTTCCAACGAGGGCGTCGTCGAACTCGACGACAACATCAACCCCGAAGGTGGCGTGCGCGGCACGATCAACTTCAACCAGCCCGCCGAAAACATCGCGTCGTCCCGCATCGAGTGGAAAGACGAAAACATCGACACGGTGGACTGCTTCGAAGACATTCAGGGGATCATCGACGCCGCACAGGACAAAACCGTATTCGGCAAAATCCTCTGCGCCCCGTCGCGCATCTCCTACATGTGCCGCAGCAAAAAGATCAAGCAGATGATCTGGGGAACCGACAAATCTGCGAAGATCGTGCAACTGAAAGACCTGAACGCCTATATGCAGGAGAACAGCTACCCTGTTTTCGAGCCTATCCGCCGTCAGGTTCGCATTCAGAAAGGCAAACTCCGCGTCCCCTATACGCCGTGGAACGAGAAGAACATGGTTTTCATTCCCGACGGCAAGCTCGGCATCGTCAAAAACGCATGGGCGAACAACGAGCTGAAACAGGAGGCCGGAGTAGCGTACTCCAACTACGGGCGTATCCGCGTCTCGCAATGGGGCGTGGGCGAAACGCAGGGCAGCAACGGCGTTGAGTTCACCAAGGCCGAATCGCTCTCGTTGCCCGTGATTACGGAAATGAACGGCATCTACACCCTCAAAACGCAGTCGTAGCCGTGGATAACCTTGCCGCAACGAGGAGTTTGTGCAATGCGATAGCAAACACATTCTATCCTGATAACGCGACCATCGAATTTGCGCTCTTCAACGAGGGCATCGACGCAAAGGCCGAGGCAACCCCGAAAGACCCTATGATCTTTCGGGTTGCCGTCCGCCTTGTCATCGGATATGTCGAAAGCAGCCGCTCCGAGAACGGCGTATCGACATCCGTAATGAGCGAAGAAGCTCTCAAACAGAGCCTTTCGATTTGGTGCGGATATTATGGCCTTGATGCGGACGAGATACTCTCCGACTATATGCGCGTGATCGAGGACGGCACGCATCTATGGTGATATGAGGTACAATGGCACATTGCGCTACGAGATACTCTCCGAGGGCGGTATCGACGAATGGGGCGAACCGATCGAGGCTCAATCCGCATGGAGCGAGGCGATCCCTTGCTCCATCAAGACCAACAGCGATAACCGCAAAGGGCGTTACGAAGACGGCGAATTTAGGCAGGCTTCGTTTACAATCCTCGTTGAGTGCATCCCTTTCCCATACAATCGGGTGAAACTCGAAAGAATGGGCGAAAATCTCGGCGAATACCGCGTAATGAGTGCCGAACCTCTCACCACCGTAGGCAGAACTCAAATCGTAGTGTGATGGCAAAGGTCGTTACTACTCACGGCAAATATAAGGGCGTCATTGTCAGCAAGACGAATATGCGGAAGCTAAAAGCCGGCTTGCAGGCAAAGATGAAAGACATCATCGCCCTGCTCGTGCAACAGCTCTCCTATATTGGGGAAGAGTGCATAAGAATCGCCCGCGAGAATGGCAGCTATAACGACATCACCGGAAATTTGAGGTCATCAATCGGCTATGTGGTACTTGTGGACGGAAAACCCGTCGTAACGGGAGCCTCGAAGCAATACAGCGGTAAGGATGGCAACGGCGAAGCCGGCCCGCCCGCCGCCGAAGCGTTGCTCCGAAAGCTACAAGCAAAATTCCCGTGGGGTGTGGTGCTGATCGTCTGTGCAGGCATGAAATACGCCGCGTATGTCGAAGCAATCCACCATAAGGACGTTCTCACATCAGCCGAGTTGAAAGCCGAATCCCTTGCCAAAAAACTGCTCAACGATTTAATCGAATAACGAGATGATAAAAACGGAGATGCAGGTCGAACGGGACTTTTATTCTTTCGTCAAGAATAGTAAGCTCGGAAAGGCCATCAGAGGAACGGTTTACCGCTCCGATATGCGCCCCGCCAATGCCGACACGGAGGATTTGGTCATCAAATTCCTCGCCGGACTGGATGAGCAGGTGCAGACGGGTGTGGTGATCTTCAACCTCTATGTCCCCGACATACCTCACAACAACGGCCGAAAAGTTCCAAACAAAAAGCGTATCGGCGAATTGCAGGAGTTGATTCTCTCATTCGTAGAAACCGCAGGAGATACGGAGTATTGGCTCGAAACCGACACGACGCCGACCTCGATGAAGAGCGAGGATATAGAACAGCATTTCATTTACGCAAGAATCAAGTTTAACCGCATAACAGAATAGGATTATGGCAAAGAAAATCATTATGTCGTGGTCGAAGTGCAAAATCGAAGTCGGCAAAACCGGCGAAGACGAAGCAATGGCTGTCAGCCTGACCAACATAGGAATCATCAACGACAAATCGACAACGCTTGCCACCGAGGATGGCGAGAAACTCACCGCAACGGCAACGGGCGGAATCGTCGTTGCCGAAGAGGAGGGCGAGCCGGTCGTTACCATAACGACCCGGGTCAAAGAGATGGATTTCGACACAGAAAAAATATTCACCGGAGCGACAGTATCAGAGGAAGAGTTGGTTGTAAAAACCAACGTCGTATCGGACGACTTCTCCGTGAAACTCACGCCCAAGAACATCGGTGCTATCGGCATCAAGGCACGCCGCACGCATGTATCGTTCCGACCGGGCAGCTCCGAGGAAGAGGGATCGTATGTCGATCTCACATTCAAGATTCTCGCCTGCTCCGACGGGGAGCTTTACAAGAAGTTCCGCGTCAAGTCCGAAGATTGGGCATCGTAAGGTGCTGACGAGTGGAGAGACACCCTTTGCGGTTGGCAGGAGAAACCGCAAACAGGAGGGTTGGCAGAGTGGCTGAATGCACCTCACCGCTAACGAGGCAAGCCGTAAGGCTTCGGAGGTTCGAATCCTCCACCCTCCGCAATTTTATCGGGATATGGAACAACAGAATACTATCGAAAATAGCGTCGCATCGGCGATTCTTGAAAAGAGCATCGGCAGCATCGACATCGAAGGGGTTACATACGAAATAGCCCCTCCATCTACTGCGACCCTGATTCTCATCTCGGAGATCGTAGCAACTCTCCCCGTTGTAAAAAAGGTTCCGGCCGAAGAGATCGTAACCTCGGTATTGCATTATGCCCGATATTATCGACCTATCGGCGATATTGCCGCCGTGCTTATTCTCGGTGCGAAAAACCTCATCGAATATCGCACCATCGCACAAGAGAAACGCTATTTGTTCGGGCTGATCCGGCGTAAGACCGAGACCACAATCAAGGTCGATAAAAAGGCAGAACTCGCAAAAATCATATTGGAGAACGTCAGCCCGACTACCTTGTTTAATGTCGTAGTTCAACGACTTCAAGATATGGAGATAGGCAGTTTTTTCGCCATTACCACTTCCCTGTCAGAGGCAAATATCCTCAAACCCACCAAGGAAGTGGTAAAAGATTGAACGACAGCATTTGGGCAACCGTCCTCGGAATAGCTAAAACACTCGGAGTAACAGAAAAATACGCCTTATATGAGATCAGCTATGTAAATGCCATCATGTATAGTCGAGCAATGCCGATGCCCGGTGATATGGCCGAAAACAGCAGACCGCTTTATGATGACAGCAAGGATGCGAATAACCCTGAAAATTTCACGGATTTTATAGATGATGAAGAGGTTGTAAGGATATGAAAAATGATGACGGCGCATTGAGTTTCGGCACATCCGTAGATTTACGCGGATTGGAAACCGGCATCTCTCAAATTGAAGCGAAAATCGCTACGATGGAGGGCAAGCTCGGCGCTAAAATAGACGGTATCAGCAAAGCTGTAAGCAGATCAGGCATTACGGCAAAATCGACCCTTGAAGATGTTACCAATGCAGGCAATGTTTTGGATGGCACTTTGGGGAATGTGGCGAAAACCGCCGCAAGTATCGGCATGGCTTTTACCGCCCAATCTCTTATCCGCCAAATCATCAATATCCGAGGCGAATTTCAACAGCTCGAAGTCGCATTCGAGACCATGCTCGGAAGCGAAGAGAAAGCCGTTCAGTTGATGGATCAACTCGTAGATACCGCAGCGAAAACCCCTTTCGACCTGCAAGGTATCGCTGATGGAGCACGACGGCTTCTCGCATACGGCGAAAATGTCGAAAATATAAATGACGACCTGATCCGCCTCGGCAACATCGCCGCAGGACTTTCCCAGCCTCTCGGCGACATCGTATATCTCTATGGAACGACCATGACGCAGGGGCGGCTCTACACGCAAGACCTCAATCAGTTTACCGGCAGAGGTATTCCCATGATTCGAGAACTCGCGCAGATCCTCGGCGTCGCAGAAAATAAGGTTCGAGAATTAGTCGAAGAGGGGAAAGTCGGATTCCCGGAGGTGCAAAAGGTCATTCAGAACCTCACGAACGAGGGCGGAATGTTCTACAACCTCATGGAGGAGCAATCCAAGACTATTACAGGGCAGATTTCAAATATACAAGATGCCCTCTCGTCGATGTTCAATACAATTGGCAAACAATCCGAGGGCGTTATCAATGATTCGCTGGATGTAGTTTCTTCGCTCATCGAAAACTATGAGCAGGTCGGCCGCGTCCTTATGGGGCTGGTTGCAACTTATGGCGTTTACCGAACAGCTTGCATGGCTGTCGCGGCCGCACAAGGCTTGCAAGCAATGGGCGTCGGTACATTGACCGCAGCCGAAGCGATACACTACGGATGGCTCGTAGTCGTAGAGAAAGCTCAAAAGCTGCTCAACGCAACGATGCTTGCGAATCCCTATGTCCTCATCGCTACTCTGCTGGCTGGTGTTACTGCGGCGCTTCTTTCCATGAAAACCGAAACCGAACGGATGAAAGAAGCAGAAGAAGAGTATCAAGCCCAAAAGCAGAAAACCATCGAGGCAGAGGATGAACACAAGCGTAAAATCGAGGAATTATGTTCTATCGCCTCTAATGAGGCTGTCGCTACCGACACCCGTAGGGAGGCCCTGAACAAACTCGAAATGAAATACCCCGATATTTTCGCCAAATACGACACCGAGTATGAGAAGCTGAAAAATATCAAGCAAATCAAGGAGGAGATAGCCCAACTTGAAGCGCAGGAATCCATCACCAATCCGAAAACAGAGCTGAAAGATGTAGAGGCAAGAATAAAGGAGTTGGAGGGAAAAACGAAATGGGCGACGCAATACTACCAAGATAGCTATGGTCAGCATCGCGCTCGAAATGTCCTTAAATCCGCTCGTTCGCGCGACGAAGAAGCCGAATTACAGAATCTTTACAACAAACGCAAGGCTCTTTCGGAACAGATACGCAAAAACGACGTAAATGCCTATTTCGAGAATCTGACGGGGGTTAGCAATGAAACCATCGAAAAGCAGATCAAGCAGCGGGAAACCCTGCTTGCCCAAATGCAGCTCCAAGAGGCAAAATACGGAAAAATCACGCAGGGGAATGCCGCTTTAACGGGTTCATTCTCCCGCGATGAACTGCAATATCAGCTCAACAAGCTACGCGCAGAGCAGAACAAACGGAATCTGCCGACCGATTCGAGTGCAGAATGGGGCGCAGCGGCAAAATCGGCCTATGAAAAAGCGCTGAAAGAATACAACGACTTTCTCAATGAAACGGGCAACCAGCTCACGCACGAAGAATACGAACGTAAGGCGAAAGAACTGAAAGAAGCTCTCGATGCAGCAAAAAAAGCTTATGATGCGACAAAACCCGCCTCGGACAAGGATGCTCAAAAGCAGGACAAACAGGCCGAGAAAGACGCAAAAGAAGCGGAACGGCGGGCCGATAAAGCACGGAAGCTCGGCGAAGAACTCGTTAAAATCGAGGAGGAAACCAAAGCTGCCGAAATTGAGGCGATGAAAGAGGGTTTGGCTAAAAAACTCGCTATGATCGACCTCGAATATACTACACAGAAAAATAAACTCGACAAACAGGAGACGGATTGGAAACGCGAAAATAAGGAGGCGGGGATTTCGGTCAATGAAAACGGATTGACGACTGAACAATTCGACGCATTAAATAAAGCTCGACAGCAAAATGCAGAGAATCAAAAGAAAGCGACCGCCAAAGCATTGAAAGAGGATGCCGATGCCAAAGCAGAGGCTATGAACAACTACCTCATTCAGTACGGGTCTTTCCAAGAAAAGGTACTTGCCCTGACCGAAGAATATAATCGCAAGATAACCGATGCAACCACCGAGGGAGCAAAATTGTCCCTGCGTAAAGAGCTGGAAAATGCGATTAAAGATGCGAAATTCGAGAATCTGAAAGATTCGATCAACTGGGATGGTGTTTTCGGGAATTTAGGAGAACAGTCTATTTCATCGTTGCAGTATGCACTCGATAAGGTCAAAGCCTACTTCGAGAGCAATAAAGGCTCTATGAAATTTATTGAGATAAAAGACATTCAGGAAGCTATTTCAAAAATGGAAAATGAAATCGCCTCCCGAAATCCTTTTGTCGCGCTCCATAAGTCAATCCAAGACATCGGCGACGCCAAAACGGAGTTCACTACCGCATTGCAAGAATGGCATACGGCGCAAGAAGCTCTCACAACGGCACAGCAGGAATACAATGCCGCCCTTGCCGAAGAGCAGGCCCTCCGCGGACAGATAAACAGAGGAGAGCTATCGGCCGAAAGCGAAGAATATGCGAAATCCGAAGAAAGATTATCGGAAGCAAAGAAAAATCTTGCAGACGCAACCACGCGTAATATGCAAGCCGAACAGCAGGCATTGAACGCCCGGAATAGCATCACCAACTCATACAAAAGTTTTGCGACCCAGCTCCGTAATGTCGGAGGTGTCGTTTCGGATGTCGGAGGCAAAGCACAGAATCTTGCATCCGTATTCTCGGATGATGTTGCAATGGGCATCGGGAAAGCCCTCGATACTATTGACGCGGTATTGGATGCTACGGCGACCGTCATCGACGCAATCGGAGACACGGGCAAGAGAGTTTCCGAAGCTATGGCGACGACGGCCGAGGCATCGGGAGCCGCCATGCAATCAACAGCACAGGCCGCAGCAACGTCGATCTCGACCGTAGAGAAAGCATCGGTCATCCTCGCTGTCATTTCGGCGGCTTTGCAAGTCGCTACGGCTATCGCCAACCTCTTCAACGACGATGATGAGAAACAAAAAGAGATCGAGAACCTACAACGCCGCATCGACCAACTGCAATGGGAACTCGACAATGCCGATGCCGTCCGGTTACAGAATAACGTCGGGGATGCCGTAAAGAAATTGAGAGACATCTATGCCGAAACGACGGAAGAGGTATTAAAGCTCCACAACGTAACCGCTAATTCCTCTATGTGGGTACGTTGGTTTGCGCAAGCGAAATACAGCGCAGAAATTTATGCAAAAAGTATCGAGAAAATTGCCGACTATTGGGGAAGCGTGTCATATACCGCAGACAAGGCTCTTGGTTCAACAAAATACGATGAAAGCCGCAAGCAACTCGAAAACCTTGCCGAGCAGCAGCTACTCATTCAGAAACAGATCAATGAGGAGCAGAGCAAGAAAAAAACCGACCATGGCAAGATCGAGGAGTGGCAGCGACAGATTCAGGAGATCGCCGAAGAGATGGCGACCATCATCAACGAGATGCTGGAAGACATCATCGGCTATACGGCGACCGATCTTGCCTCGGAACTCGGAGATGCGTTCTTTGAAGCATTCAAAGCTGGCGAGGATGCTGCCGAGGCTTGGGGCGATAAGGTAAACGACATCGTTTCCGACATCCTAAAACGCATGATGATTCAAGAATTACTTGAAAAACCAATAGGCAACATTTTCGACCGATACAAAAAGAAATGGTTTGGTTCTGACGGTACATTTCAGGGGTTCGATGCAGTAGAAGGTAGCCTTACAGGGTTTGCAAATGAGTTAAATGCGCTCGTACAGAACCTTTCCAATGGGTTAGCAGGATTGCCCGATGAACTAAAAAATATATTGATAGGAGATGCTGAAAGAGAGGGGATAAGCAAGGGTATCGCCACCGCGTCGCAGGATAGCGTCGATGAGAACAATGCCCGACTGACGACCATTCAAGGGCATACCTATACCCTCGTACAAGGCATGAACGATCTGAACCGCACGGGCAATGCCGTACTCGACAAACTGACCGGAATCGAGAAGAATACCTCCGAGACCAACGACAAGCTCGACAAAGTCGATAAAAGTATCAAAGATGTTAAAAACATGGTCGATGAGATCGACCGGAGAGGATTAAAACTCCGAAGCTAATGCAAGCACTTATCAAGAAAATACAGGGTGAATGGAAAGCGGCCAAAGATGCCGCGCAAGCCCAATGCGCCAATAACGGGCGATATGAAATGGCGGAGAAACTCGGAGCCTGCGATATGTTCAAGGGCAATGAGACATTGGAGGAGCTGATCGGAATGATGTTCTCTCCGCGAGGTATCGAATTTCTCACGACCTACAACTTCCCCAGCCTCGCCACTTTTCGTCGATTCAAAAAATATCATCCGGAACGTTTCGGCGTGTATATCGACTGCGGCAAAATCTCGCTTTCAGAGGCCCGAAAAGTCTTTTTGATAGGAGACACCATCGCAGAACTGAAATACCGTCAAACCGCCGGAAATCGGCTATTCCTGATGTGCGGAGCGAAAGCCTCCGTCGCAGCATCGGGATATGCGGTCGTCAAGGTCGAAAGGGATAAGGATTCCGAGGTGAATTACATCGTTCAGGACAACGCGAAAATCTTATGGTAGGCAAGCTGTTCATAGACGGACTGGATGCGTTCAGCGAATACGGCATCTTCGTCGAACAGTACGGGTACAAAGCACTCGTACAGATGCCGTCATTCAAGAAATTGAGCAGCACCGAATGGCCCGAATATGACGGCGAAGAGGTCGATCTATCCGATCCCCTCCTTGATAGCAAAACATTTTCGATTCCGTTTTGCATTACCGATATTTTGGGCGCAAGCGACCTATTCGAGGTGCTCTCCGACGGCGCGTATCATGTTTTCAACTTTATAGAACTTGCCAAGTCCTATAAATTACGGCTTATGACGAATCCGGCATTATCGGCAAATATCAAACTCGGAAAAATCACGCTGAATTTTGCCGATGATTTCCCGCCCGTATATCCGACAGAGGAGACGGACATCGAGAGCCTGAACGAGTATAATACGCTGCTGAATCAGGCTCCCTATGCAACAGCTCCGGCGGGCTTCAAGCAGAACGGCTAC